CCACTTCACAATATCGCCATAGAAAATTGAAGTTCCGTAGGCGCTTTTGATCTTGTAGTGCGTAACCTTCGCATTGTATGCACAAGACACTAATGATCCAACAGGTACTGCTCCGTGAGGAGTTGCACTTGCTGCCATGATTGTCTCCTGTCGGAATTTTTCCGACTAATTAATTAATACCAAACTCTTTACGAGTCCCTACCAAAAGTTGTCCTCGACTTCCTCTCAAATACCTGCTTGGTTGGCATACGAGGATCACTTTCTTTTAGATAGTTGTTGTCTACTGATTCCATTTGAGTTTGAGCCATATTCCTAAAATGCTCTCTTCTTGCTTCCGCAAGCTCTGTTGGAACCTTGCATAACAACTGTCCACCAATCTCAATATTACCCTTATCTGCCCACTCGGAATTATGATCCATCATTTGGTTTTTGAACTCTGGGTGATCTTCCAATCTGCAAGGCTCCCAGCCTTCTCTAAACCGTCTTGATACATTGGTATTATCAATCTGTCCTAAAATAGCCGTTCTGATATACCTAAATTCCCATCCTTCCTGTGGAGTAGGGTTTGGTAAGTTAGTGGGATTTTCCCAACTTGATATACGTTGGGTAGCATCTCTGCTATCTAAAGCCCTTGGGCTACGCTCTTGGTTGGAGGATTTTTCTTTCCTGACAGAACCTTCACTCACTGCGTCAACGGTGTTTTTTTGTCCTGTCATTTAAGATTCCTTTAGCAATTGATTAGCATACTTTTCTGGTGAAATTCCCAATTGCCGAGCGAAGGCAACCTGAGTTTTCGTCAGACGTATTTGCGTGGGTTTTTTATTTCCGCTATCCCTCGTTGCGGATGCAACAACCGTTTGAGGTTGTGGTTTCAGCGACCCCCCGTTAACAACCATTCCTGAATTGCTATCGTTTTGAACGCCAAAAAATTCTGGAAACTGTTTTCTCATTGCTGAGTCAACTTCCAAGTAATACTCATTAGACTTGTATTTAGGGTCAATGCCTTTTGCAACCAAATTTTGGTCTATAAAAAGTGAATAGGCTGTCATTTCTTTCTGAAAAGACTCTTCCCCCATAAACCAGGTATTCTTTCTAGCCCATTTTTCCATATCAGGATCAAGCTTTCTCTGAACCTGCTGTTCTTGAACTTGAGGCTGCACTGGCATATTTTGCAATATATGAGAATGAACATTTTGTGCTGTTGACCCAGATTGATATTCGGCAATCGTTGCCTTGGAAATAAGCTCCTGAGACTTTGCCATTGCATCAGCATCGCCCTCTTCATAAGCTTTCTTGTAATCCTGGGTGGCACTATGTTTTGCCCACAACGCATTGTTATACGCTGTTTTATTTAATACTTCCCCGCCCTGGGATACCATTTGCTCCAAACGCTGATTATCAGCCAGAAGGGATTTAACCCTTTCCACGGCTTCCACAGAAACCCTTTCAGCCTGACCTTTAGATCGTTTTTCTTCGTTATATTGATAGGTTAGCTGATTTATTCTGTCTCCAGCCCTTTTGCTGTAATTGCTTATTTCAGCATCAATTTCTTCATTAGAATCGGATGACGAGTCTTTGAATTTTTTTGGCCTTTTCTCCTCTTCTGGAACATCATCAATAATTTCTATTTCCACTTGTTCATCAGAACTGGAGCTTATTTCTGTTGTTACCCCAAAAAACTTATCTTCACTTGATTGAGACTCAGACCCAACAGGCTCTTCATTAACAATTTCCTGCCCTGTACTGCTCATGCTCTTACTACTCCCGTAGGATCACTAACGACTGCTTCCACAGTGTCGTCGTTAATTAATCTAAATTCTTGCCCATACATTTTTATACGAGTACCTGAGTAAGCTCGAAAAAGAACCCAGTCGCCCTTTTTACACCAGGGGCCAGACGGAAATCTGTTTTTGTCCTGGTAGCATTCTTTTCCTAGCTTAATGATATATCCGCATATATTAGATAGCTCTTCGTCTCTTACCGTAGAGGTAGCCTTCAATATCCCCCCATCAGTTTTTTCATCGGCAATCGGCATTGCCACTAATATTTTCCACCCCTTGGGATCAGGAAGCTGGCTTTTAAGCACCTCTTTCAGAACAGGGTCTTTGGCACCTTCTGTTTCTGGCAAAGCCTCTTCGTTGCTACTCTTCATTTATGTGCCGATCAACCCAATCAAGCAGCTCTCGTTCCGCAAGAGCCAAGCCCTCTATTATTCCAGCCACCTTTTGATAATCGCTGTAATCTTTGCATGCACCTGTCGAAATATGATCGGCGTGTTGATTCATAACTTCGCGGAGTCTTTTTTTCATAAATTCCGAAAGAGATGATTCTATCATCGAAGAGTATGCTTGCTCTTTGATATTACCAATCATTCTTATTGCTATCTTTGGCGATATTTATACCGATGTCAACTCCTTTTTTGTAATCTTCCCTGGCATCCTTGTCTTTAAGTTGCTCGGCCTTTAGCAAATCGCTAGCAATACGCTGTCCTATACTGGCTCCAGCCGTTTCATTTCGAGACTCGATTCTTTCTTTTTCTATTTCATTTCGGGACTCGATTCTTTCTTTTTCTATTTTATTTTGAGACTCGATTCTTGCTTTTTCTATCTGATCTCTGCTTGCTGACTTTTGAGCGTCAAGCTGCAGCTTTCCCTGAGCTTCCTGGGCCTTCCTCTGAACATCCGCTTCTTTAACTGCAACTTCCCTTTCTTTCATTTGTATCAAGGGGTCTTGCTGCTGTTTCTGGATTCTCTCCTGCTCTGCCTGGGCCTGAGCTGTAGCAGTAACCCTTCTTGCGGCTTCTGCAACAAGAGAAGAAAGACGTTTCTCGACATCGGCTGGCAAAGGCTCTCCCTCAGGAGGCAGTTCTATGCCCATTTCTCTTTCAATTTCTTTCCTGAACTTCATCGTTAAATGCTCATTAATATACGCTGATGAAGCAGCTATAATAGATTGTGCTGTTGGAGCAATCTGAACCAACTTCATAATCTCTGGATTCTCCTGTGCGGATATAATCGTAGAGATATGAGACTCGTGATCCTGGAACGAAAATGCCTTAACAGGCTTACCATTAATTAAATTCTGTACTGCTGTAACAGGATCAACAGGATCAATATCATCCTTATCAGGAATGATATCCTCTACATTGCGTATCCCAATAACTTCAAGCATCTGCCTGTGCAATTCGGGAAGGTTATACATTTGAGGAGCAGACTGGGCCAACTGCATCGCAGCCTGATACTGCATAATCCTCTGGGCCATCGTTGCTGCATTAGGATCAGATACTGGCAGGACATCGATCCGCTCATCAAAATCTTCAGCCTTTATAGACTCTTCTTCATCCGTCTCGTAAGGATAAGCAGGGTCTGTAAAGTCTTTGATAATATTGACCAGTATATCGAACTCTTTCCTCATTGAGGCGTGAAGCCTTGCTTGCACCGCACTCATAACTTTTTGATTTCTTTCTAAAAGAGCTAAAGTCGTTCCTACGGGAGCCTGATTACTCATATCAGATATCTTCATATCTGAAATGCTAGCAAAGCGCCTGCCCTCTTCGACTATATTCTGTAGTAACTGATACAGGGTTGCTGACGGCTCTTTGTAGGGCAAAAAGGTAATATTGTCCCGAATAGCCCCACCAGGAATATCTACATCCCTGAATTCACCCGGCATAATGGGCGTGTCATCACCCTTGATCCTTAATCCTCTGGCCTTTAAACCACCCGGCAAATTAGAAAGCGTACCCGCATCAACCAGTTGCCTGAGTATCGAGGTTGCTGACTTCGCCAGCCCACCTACCATATGGATCAGGCCAAACCCGTAAAAGCCAATGCCGGGTAAATATTGATAATGGACGAAGTGCATTCGCCTCATTCTGGCCTTATCGTCCTCGTACCAGTTCCTGCGAATACTAAGAATATTTCCGCTTGGATAATCTACGGTTGCAACATAAGGCAGCGCAATGCCCGTCTCCTCTCCTGACTCGCCGGTGTCTTCAAACCCCGGTAAATCAAGGTCAACGAGCATTTCCAGTATCGTGTGCCTTTCATCGTAATTGAATGTATTGGCCTCTCCGGTTATCTCGTCGTACTTTTTGCTTATATTGGAATAATCAGGCTCTGAGCTGGGAAGCTCTATATCCCTGTAAAAACCATTGACCTGCATTTTGCGTACTTCATTCGTTGATTTACGCATGACATGGGTTGTTCTTTCGCAGGTAGTAAGGTCAGATGCCCCGTAATTCACGACAACATCTTCTGCCGGAACAAATATAGAACAAGGCCGACCCATGCTGTGATCGTAATAAACCTTTCTAAATGCAGAACCGGCCAAAGGCAGAGAAAACAGCATTTTTTCTGTCTCAGTGCGGTATTCTGACATTTCATGGGTCAGCATATAATTTAAATAATCTTCTACTCTCTTGGCCTGTTTTTCTTTTTCTTCTGTAACCTTGCCAACTATCTTTGTTCTAACCGGCCCCTTGGCTGGAAACATCTCGGAGATAGATTGAGACTGAAATCGAATGACTGCCTCACTAAGCATAGGATGAAAGACCCCACACGCACCGGCCCACGGTACGGTTCGTTCCTCAATCTTCAGGCCAAGCTGATCCAGACCTTTTATATAAGTCTCTTCCCAATCCTTTCTTGAGTCTTTATCACCCATATAGTCGGAAATAAGCTTGCTTCCAAGCTTATCCAAATCACCGTCATCGATGTATTCAGTCAAATTAGAATTGAATTCGCTTTCACCGGAAGACTTTCCAGATCGGGGCTTAAAATCAATTATCATGCCGCCATCTTCAGTTTCGATGGCGACTGATTCTGGATTTTCTATCATAATTTCTAATTCTTTTGGTTCCTGCTCAATAGTTCCTTCTATTGGCGTAGCAGGAGTTCTCTCTATAGCCAAATCAGCTCCTGTTTCAGTTAGTAGTAATTTGCAATCCTATTGTGTTCCAAAGGCTCATCTTCTTCATCAGAATTCAAAGAAATAAACCCACCTTGACGATATCTTAACAACGCTTGTGTACTGCTATCAACCAGATCATCATGCTCCATGTTGGGAAAACCAGCGAATTCTTCTATTACTTCTTCGGCCCATCGGGTTTCTGGAACCCATATTATCCCTGACGCGAATAAATCAGAAACTGCGTTGACCCTGGATATTTTATCATTGCCTCGACTTGGGGTGTATTCCTGAACAGGAATCCCCATAGCCCGAAGTTCAAATATCAAAGGCATTCCCGCAGCTTTTGCCTCTACAATGAAAGCATCCGGGTTGTACTCCCTATACTTTTCCATTGCCTTTTTCTTCAGCTCTGGAAACTCCAGCCGTTCCTTGTAAGCATCCAGCAAAATCAGATTAGGAGCAAGCTTGCCATCACTCTGATCTTCTTTATAAAAAACACCCCAGGTTGTGCAAGCAGAATAATCGGCCCTTTGATTTTTCATAAAGGCCGTATCCCAGGATTGAATGATGAACTCACATTTAGGAGGACTTCTCCCTTCCCATCTTTTCCACCACTCCCGCTTAACCAGCGCCCCCTCTTCAGAAGTCGGGTCTTGCTGGTACTGAGCCATCCACTTACTGTTGGGTAGCTCTGCCCTAAGGGCGTTTAATTCTTCCAGACTCCAGAACTGTGACCACAAAGGATTGCCAGAAGGCAAAATTGCAGGCAGCTCAATTACCTCCCACTGATCTGCCCCTCCTCTTTTTATGCTGGCATCAACAACCCGTCCTGTGAGGTCTTTGTTATGCCATCGGGTCATCACCATCACAATGGCCCCATTCGGTTGCAATCGCTGTCTTGGACCTGAGGTGTACCACTCGTATGTCCGGTTAAAGACATTGATATCCGCGCTGGCACCCTCTTGCTCTGAATGCGGATCATCAATAACTAATAAGTCAGCACCCTTACCCGCGACTGCACCGCCTACACCGATAGCGAAGTATTCCCCACCTTTGTTCGTGTTCCATCTTCCTGCTGCTTTGCTATCAGCCTGCAAACTGACCCCTGGAAATATCTGCTTGAAGTCACTGCTGTTTACAAGATTTCTGACCTTCCTGCCAAAACCAACCGCTAACTCGGCAGTATGGGCAGCCTGGATAACTTTCTTTTCTGGATACTTTCCAAGAAACCAGGAAGGAAGCAAATAAGAGGCAAATTCAGACTTTGTATGCCTGGGAGGCATATTAATGATTAAACGCTTAAGCTCACCCCTGATAACCCTCTCAAAGGCCTCGGCCATGATTTCATGGTGCCTGCCATGAATAAATGCAGCCCACATCTCTCTGACAAAGGGTATGAAGTTATCGGAGCATTTAGTCCTGAGACGGGATTTCTCATACTCTTCAAACAAATCAAAGAACTCTTCCTTCTGCAAAGCAGGCAACTTCTGTATTTTCTTAAGTAGCCTCTTATTCATCTCAGTACATACTTACTAAGTAAATACTTCCTTTTTAAAAAAAAACTTACTAAGTACATACCAGATAAGCACTTAGTAAGTATATACTGAGTAGTAAGTAGATATAGGACATACCTACCTCTGTATTTTATCATTTTGCCTGACTTCACAAAAAAATCAACTATAAAAATTTATAATTTATAAAAATA